CCGCGGTGAAGGCGCGCTACGTCGGCCATGCGATCTTCGTCTATCCGGACGCGAGCGGGAACAGCCGCAAGTCGAACAACGCCAGCGAGAGCGACATTGCGCTGCTTCGCGCGGCCCGGTTCACGGTGATGGTGGCGCCGAGCAATCCGGCCGTGAAGGACCGGGTGCTGAGCTTCAATCAGATGATTTGCTCGACTGACGACAGCGGCGGTTCGACGCTTGGGCGCGAGATGCGCGGCGAAAAGCCCGTGAAGCGCCGCTACCGCGTGAACGTCGATAAGTGCCCCGGCCTGGTCGAGTGCCTGGAGAAGCAGGCTTACGACAAGAACGGCGAGCCCGACAAAAGCGGCGATCTCGACCATCAGCCGGACGCAGCCGGATATTTCGTTTTCTACAGGTGGCCGGTGCGCGGCCGGGCGATGCAGCGCGTCTCGATTGGGGGAATCTGACAATGGCCGGACCGTCCAAAGGCGTCGCCACGCATCACCCGGGCTTCGACGCCTACGCTCCGAAGTGGAAGCGCTGCCGCGACGTGTCCGATGGGCAGGACGCGGTTCACAAGGCCGCGACCGCCTACCTGCCCAAGCTCAAGGACGAGACGCAGGTCGACTATGACGCGCGGGTCAAGCGCTCCAACTTCTTCAACGGCACCTGGCGGACGCTCGCGGTGCTCAACGGAATGCTATTTCGCAAGCCGCCGAAGATGAGCGTGCCCGCGGGGATCGAGGATTATCTGGCCGACGTTGACCTAGCCGGAACGTCGCTCGACACGTTCGCCCGCTGCCTCGCGCTGGAAGTGTTGGAAGTCGGCCGCATCGGCATCCTCGTCGATCACCAGCCGATGGAAACCGACGACAAGGGCAACGTGGTCGCGATCAGCAAGGCGGTCGCCGAGCAGCGCGGCCTTCGCCCGTCGCTCCAGACCTACCGCGCCGAGTGCATCATCAACTGGAAGTGCCGGCGCATCCGCAACCGTTACGTGCTCGCGATGGTGGTACTGAAGGAAAGCAAGCCCGAGCCCGATGGTGAGTTCGCGGAGAAGCAGGTCGACCAATACCGCGTACTCGATCTCGACGCCGCCGATCAATACCGCGTCCGCATCTTCCAGCGCATCGACGAGAAGGACGTTCAGATCGGCGGCGGCATGTACCCGCTGATGAACGGGGCCAAGCTCGATTATATCCCGTTCGCGATCGTCGGCACCGATGGCATTGAAACCGCTCTCGACGAGCCGCCGCTGATCGACCTCGTGGATTCGAACGTCGCGCACTACCAGATCAACGCCGACTATCGTCACGGGCTGCATTTCACCGGCCTGCCGACGCTGTTCCTCGCGGGCATGGACCCGCCGACGGAGGGCAGCGAGCGCTATTACATCGGCTCGTCGGCAGCGATCCAGGCGTCGCATCCCGACGCGAAAGCATCGTTCATCGAATTCCAGGGCAAGGGGCTCGGAGAGCTGCGGACTGCCCTCGACGCGCTGAAGCAGGAAATGGCCATGCTCGGCGCCCGTGCAATCGCTGACGAGACGAAACAGGCCGAGACGTTGGGCGCGACCTCGATCAAGCGCAGCGGCGAGAACGCGATCCTGTCGTCGATCGCCCTTGCCGTCTCGGAAGCGCTGGAATGGGCGCTCGGCGTGTTCGCGCAATGGGCGGGACAGCCGGGCGATGTCGAATATCAGCTCAACCGCGACTTCATGCCGGCGCTCATGACAGCGCAGGATTTGCTCGCGCTGTTCGCTGGCGTCCAAGGTGGGCACATCAGCGAGCGGGAAGCCTTCGATCTTCTACAGCGCGGCGACGTGATCGACCCGGAGATTTCGTTCGAGGAGCATCAGGCGAACGTCGAGATCACAGCGCCTGCTCCCGCGCGGCCTGATGTGAAGCCGGGTGAGGCGGTGGCGGCGTGAAGCCAACAGCGGAAATTCGTGAAATCCAGCTGGAACCGGCGAACGCTGGCGTCGTGGAATGCATCGGCGAAGCCCTCGGGCTCGCTGTTGCCGGCGAACTGTCGACGGTCGCGATCATTATGATCCAGCGCGACGGATGCCCTCGCTTCATGCACTCGGCGATCCACAATTATTCGATGATGATCGGCGCCATCGCGCGGCTGCAGCACGACATCATTGTGGAAGGCGAATGAGCGAGATCGAGCTTCGCGACGCGATCCTTCGCATGGCGCTCGAGCTTCAGCGCTTGTCCGCGCACGAGGAAGCCGAGGCCGAGGCAATCCTGCGCGAGCTCACCCGCGACCTGCAGATGCTGCTGCAATCCCGCACGCTCTCGGAAGCGGGCAAGCGCGAGATCGAAGCGCTGGCGGCCGAGGCCGAGTCGGCGATCAATGCGCGCTATGCGTCGATCGCGGGCACGCTCGACACGCACGGGCTGGTCGTTATGGTGAGCGAGCGCACGGTCGAAGCGATGCAGGGGCTCGGCGCGGTCAAGAACCTCACCGCCGAAACCCTGGCATCGCTGGCGAAGAACGTGCTGATCGACGGTGCGCCTTCCGCCGCATGGTGGGATAAGCAGGCCGAGGACACGGCGTTCAAGTTCGCGGCGGCCGTGCGGCAGGGCATCATCAATGGAGAGACGAATGAGCGGATCGTTGCGCGTATTTCGGGTCGCGCTGCTGAGCCGGGCATCATGGACGTGGCCCGCCGTAATGCGCGGGCCCTCGTTCACTCCTCCATTATGTCAGCGGCCAATGACGCTCGCCTCGCCACTTTCCGCAAGAACGCCCGCTTCATCAAAGGCGTCCGCTGGATAGCCACCCTCGACGGCCACGTTTGCGTCCGCTGTGCCGCGCTCGACGGGCAGGCATGGGATCTGGACGGCGGGAAGCTCGCCGGAACCGAGGTCGATTTTCAGTCACCGCCGATTCACTGGAACGACCGCTGCGTCCTGTCTCCAATCCCCAAGAGCGAGGCGGACACGGGTCCGACCATCGGAGCGAGGGCGTCGAGCGAAGGCCCGGTCGCCGCATCCACGACATTTCAGGACTTCCTCAAGCGCCAGTCGCCCGAGTTCATCGAGCGCGTGCTCGGCAAGGAGCGGGCTGCGCTTTTCCAGGCGGGGAAGCTCACGGTCAGAGATTTGGTCAGCGGCACCGGGCGGGAGCTGACCCTTGAAGAATTGCGCCCATAGGAGAGACTGAAATGACCAAGGTAACACTCGCACATCTGCTCACCCACTCGATGATGACGCCCGCCGAGCGCGCGAAGGGCCGGTTCATGCGGGCGCCGGACGGCCACGGCGACGGCGGCAAGACATTCACCCAGGAACAGCTCGACGCGGCGGTCGAGAAAGCGACCGGCGATTTGCAGGGCCTCAAGGACAATCTCACCGCGGCTCTCGACGAAGCCAAGGAAGCCAAGCGCAAGCTCCGCGCCGCATCGGAGATCAAGCCCGAGGACGTGGCAGCGATCGAAGCCGAGCGCGACAAGGCGCTGGCGGACCTCGCCGCGGCGAACAAGGCGGCTAAGGACGCGACCGCTGCCGCCGAGAAGGCCACCAAAGCGCTCGAAACCGAAACCGGCTTCACGCAGAAGCTGCTGATCCAGGACGGACTCAAGTCGGCGCTGATTGCCAACGGCGTGAAGGACGAGGACTTTATCGACAGCCTCACGGCCAAGTTCGCGGCCGGTGCCTCGGTCGTGGTCGACGGCGAGACGCGCAAGGCCATGCACGGCGACAAGCCGCTCGGCGACTACATCAAGGAATGGGCCGGGTCCGAAGCGGGCAAGAAGTTCGTCGCCGCGCCTGCGAACAGTGGCGGTGGCTCGGGCGGCGGCGGCAAGGGCGGTGAGGGTGGCAAGACGATGCTGCGCTCGGCGTTCAACGCCCTGCCGTCGGCCGGTCAAGCCGCGTTCGTCAAGGAAGGTGGAAAGCCGATCGACGAGGCGGCGTAATTCCAAGCCTAACGCCTGCATCCACGGCGGCGCTATAAACTCGGGTCGGAGACAGGCGGGGCCTGTTTCCGATCTCCGGCGGGGCCGGAACCGCGATTACGAAGCGCTGGACGTCGTGTCGCGCGAGATGGTCGGCTATCTGCCCGCCGTAAGCCGCAATTCGAACGCTGACCGCGCCGCGCTGAACGAGAACGTCCGCGTTCCGATCACGCCTTCCGCCGCCACCGCGACCAACACGCCCGGCATCACCGCTCCCGATAGCGGCGATCAGACGGTCGGCAACGTCGCCATCACGATCAGTAAGTCGAAGCACGTTCCGGTTCGCTGGAACGGCGAAGAGACGAAGGGCTTGCAGAACGCCGGCACCTTCTCCTCGATCATGGCGCAGCGCCTTTACCAAGGCATCCGCGCGCTGGTGAACGAGATGGAGACCGACCTTCACTCGGAAGTCTTTACCCACGCCTCGCGCGCCTACGGCACCGCTGCCACGGCTCCGTTTGGCACCGCGGCCGACATGACCGACTTTGCGGGCGTTGCTCGCATTCTCGATGAAAACGGCGCTCCCGTCACGGATCGCCAACTCGTGCTCGGCCACGCTGCGATTGCCAACCTGCGCGGCAAGCAGTCCGGACTGTTCAAAGTGAACGAAGCTGGATCGGCCGACATGCTCCGCAATGGCATGACGGACCGCCTCCAGAACTTCGCGATCCGCCATTCGAACGCTGTCGGCGTTCACACGAAGGGCGCCGCAAGCGGCCAGCTCATCAACAACGCTTCCGGCGAAATTGTCGGCGAGACGACCCTGACCCTCGACACGATCACCGTGAACACGACCGGCATTCTCGCTGGCGACATCATCACGCACGCCTCGGACAGCGTGAACAAGTATGTCGTCAACACCGGCCTCGCGGCCACGGCTGGCGACATCGTGATCGGCGACCCCGGCCTGCTCATTGCGGCTGCGAACAACGACGCCGTGGCGATCGGCAACAGCTACACGCCGAACATGGCGTTCGACCGCTCGGCCATCATCTTCGCAAGCCGAATGCCGGCAATGCCGGAAGGTGGCGACATGGCCGTCGACACCTATCAGCTGGTCGACGACAAGACGGGCCTCGCCTTCGAAGTCGCGCTCTACAAGCAGTTCTTGCAGAACGTGATCCACGTTCGGGCTGCCTGGGGCCAGAAGGCGATCAAGCCGAACCACATCGCCACTCTCATCGGCTGATGAATATGGGAGCCGGGGTTGCCCCCTTCCTCGGCTCCCATCCTACTGACGAGGAGAGAGGCGCTTGTCCCTGATCGTGGAAGATGGAACCGCACGCAGCGACAGCGAGAGCTTCATCTCGCTTGCGGACGCGACCACTCGCCACGGCAACACGGGCAACGCGGCATGGGCCGCGGTCGCTACCGATGCACTGCGTGAGCAGGCCCTTCGCCGCGCAACGCAATACATGGAACAGGCTTACCGCGCACGCTGGCTCGGGATGCGCGTCTCCGCTGACCAAGCGCTTTCGTGGCCGCGAGCGGTCCTTGAGCCGATCGATGATTGGTGGATCGAAAGCAACGTCGTTCCGCCTGAAGTCGCCAACGCCTGCGCGGACCTCGCGCTCAAGGCGCTTGCCGGCGAGCTCAACGCGGACCTCACGCGCGGCGTCGTTCGCAAGAAGATCGGCCCGCTCGAGACTGAGTTCGACCCCTATTCGCCGCAGTCGGTTCGCTACCGCGCGATCGACATGGCGCTTGCTCCTTACCTGAAAGGATCGTCCGCGATGGCGACTCTGGTGCGCGCATGACCGCGAAGAAGGCAACTCGTGCAAAAACTGCACAGGTTCAGCCGCTCACCTATGCGGCGCACGGCAACCCGAAGAATTGGAACCAGCTCGAGGTTGTCGAAGGCGACGACGTGCGCCCGATGGCCGAAGTGCTTGAGGTCGACGCTACGGACGGCTGGTGCCGCCGCTACATGCGCGGTCCAGACGGCAAGCTGCTGAGCAACGGCGGCTATCTCGTCGAGGAGTTCGTCGAGGGCGAATTCACGATCCGGGCGCGTCAATGAGCTACGTCGACGACCGCCTTTCCGCAGCGGACATGCTGGCCGAAGATGGGCAGAGCGTGACGCTGACCTATGTCGGCACGTCGGTTTACGATCCGGCGACTGGCGAGACGACTAACACCGCGCCAGATCCGGAAACGGTCAAGGGCGTGATCGTTCCCTTGTCGGCGATCCGCTACGCTTTCAAGCAGAGCAGCGGCCTCATCGTGGAAGGCGACCAGCAGCTTCTTCTCGCCGCGCTGAACACGGCAGGGACGCCGATTGCCGCGCCTCAAGTCAATGGCACGGTGCTCGACGCCAAGGGCGACACTC